GTTGCAAGGACAGGACGTCAAGCATCGAGGCGCCGCTTTCGCGGCAGATCTTAACTAATCAACAACTTCCGATGTTGATTAAAATAGCCTGTTTCCAGGTGTTAAGATCAGCATTCTCAAGACGAGAATGCTCCAGGTCGATATAGTCCCAACAGGGGGCTATGCCGAACCGAAAGTTAGGTCTCACGACATCAAGTCGCATGTTAAGAGACCCGTTCCTCAAGGAACCCTTGGTTGCAGATATAAAGATAGCATCGTTGTTCTGCTTTATGCGGAACTTCTTTGCTGCCTTATTACTCCAACGCTCAGGACTGGAAAGGTCAAACTCTAGAGCCCGGGACACGTATCGTTTATAGATAAATGACCCATTCTCATTTCGCTTGACTCTCGCTAACTCTAAAGGTACCTTTATACCAGATATGTCACTTTCCCACGGCGGCACCGGTACGTAACGTACCGAGCTTAGTAGGAGAGAGATAGTCTCTGGGAGGTATATTCTATTGTTAGCACTCCAATCATTGAGCCTGTTGATCAAGGAATACCTTGCGTGTGAAGTACGGAGGGACTTACAATAAACCCCACGTACGTTGTGGCCGTCAAAATAGTCGCCACCACACGATTCTCGGAAAAGTCCTGAGTTAAAGGACTTGCTCTTGTTAACGATGAAACCCGCGGCCTCTAAAGAGCGACACATGAGATCGAAACATCTAGAATCGATCACAATGTCATCTCCAAAGACGCCGAGGTTCCCATCGGTACGCTGATCTGGACGTCTAAATTTAACGCCACAGACTTTGTACACGCCAAGAGCTATTGCAGAAAATATCATCGTTTGTAAGGGGAACGTATAAGCGTTCCCCATCGATGATATCATGTGTAGCTCCAACTCACGCCCATCGGGCAGAGTAGTCACAGGCGATCGGCAAATATCAAACACAGCATCAGTAGATGCTGGGAAAAGATACTCGACGATAGTCTGTGAAATAGTATCAGAAGCAGAGGATAGGTCAATTGTACCATATCTACCTGTTTTTGATCCTAAACGAGCTAGGCGTTTGTTTCTGAACTGCTGTTCTGAAAGGTCAAAACCTAATGACCTAGACAGACAACGTTCGAGACATCTACCTATACCTTTCTGAACAAACATATTCAGGGAAGGTTCAACACATATTGTTCTGCTTATTTCCGAACTTTTAGGAACGAAACAAAGCTTGCTACCACTGACAGAAACGGGAGTACCAAAAAGATCTCGGCGTAATTTTTCAGCCTTAATCCAGGTACTAGAGCCCCGTATATACTCCAAATAAAAGGAGTATAGAAGATCATCTGTTTGAGACAAAGGGGAACACCCAATCTTGTGAAAGAAGGACGTACCCGTTGCCTTAACAGAAGCTCCCGGCCCAAAATCGCAATCGTCGATCCAATTACTCGGATCTAAGATTGTATCAGGGCCTCGACATAGCCATTTGTCGATGTAAGATTTTGCCCATGTGAAAACATGGACGATCTCTTCAGGGAAATTCCAGATATCCACATAGGTGTACTCTCGGCATTTATCGTTCATGCGAATGAACAAGTCGAGAGCTCGCTGGTCTGCCACATCGCTAGTATCATCTTCAAACTTTTTGAAGATGCTCTTAACGAGTGCCATAGCAGCAACATCTTTTGCGGAACTACTCAACGGCTCTGACTCAATCTTCGAGATAGATCTCGGAGACCAAACAGCGGCATTGTTGGGTAGGTGTTTCTGGAGATCTTTGATCAGTGTGAGATAAAGAGCATGAGAGGAAATACTCATCAGCCTGTACTCCGAAAAATGTTAAGATGGCAGCTATGATGACAACTACAGGGTCCAAGGATTAGATAATCCCGGACACTGATGTGTCACCAATGCCGCTCGACTGTTGGCTCAAAGCACCGATGTGAGCAGACAAGGCAGCGCGGATATTAACCGCATCTACCAAGTCTGAACCAGCCGGTACTTCGATCATGGTCGTAATCAACGCAGTCTGATAAGGCTGACCAGCAAGAGGGAGAACCCCCTTGCGGGTGATAACCTTATAGGTATTGCGTGGAACATTCTTAACAATACCAGTCACCGGGTTCGGTTGACCGAGGCTTTTTAGGACCTTGGGCCGAATTGCCGTAATGGTGAATGGTGCCGCAACAGAATGGGTATTAACCCCAGCCTGAGTACCACCAAGGGCAGTAACAGCATTTTGTTTGCCGTTATTGTCAGGTGCTACATCTGCGGTCAGAGTATACGTCGGAGACGTAAGGCCAGTCTGAGCTGCTCCCGTTATCGGGGAAGTTACAGTAATGGTCATGTGTCCTCCAAAGGACAATAGGTTGCATGGTTGAGAAGCTAGAGTAGCTTCGAAAGTGCGGTAGACAAAGAACGACTTTGCGTGACGAGAGCAGCAATATTAGCCCACTTAGCATTAGAACCGGGGAGCGAAAGCTCGAGACCGGGAATGCCAGGGACTATATTTGCCGTTCGCACCACGCGCGTAGTCTTCGTTTCCCACGCATAAGAGCCGCTACCGCTAGTAACATAGTCAATGTTATTTAGATGGGACTCAAAGATACCAGACCGACTCTGTGAAGAGATCTGCCTGGTGGTCTTCGAGCACCACGCTAAATTGGCATTAACATACGTCGCCGCGGAAACTATGTCACCAATATTGGTAAAATAGTCGACCAGAAACGACCACGGGCAGAGCTCCCAAAGTGTAGGGACGAACTCGTCGGCACGAAAGCCGAACAGAGATTTCGCCTTCTCAATGGAAGCCCCACCTGTGACCGTCCCTCGAACTGCCCCGTAGTATACCACCTGAACCTCCGTTTTTGAAAGGAAGTTGTAGGTGGAGGGGTAGTTAGACGTATAGATGTTCTCGATACCACTGCTACTAGAGACCTGCTTGGTTTCATTACCAAAGCCACGGCATTGTAGGTGAGTAGGACCATCGGACATCAACTTGTCATAGGCTTCTAGACCTGACTTAATATCCGCGATAAGCGGAAGCCAGCCGAAGACGCCTTCAAGGTACAGGTTAGCAAGTTCTTGTTGGAGCTGTTTTCGATTCAACCTCCTGCCAGCATAGCGTTTGACTAAGTTGGCATAAAGGTCGAGGGTCGATTTAACAGCGCCTCTAAGTCCCTGCGCCGGATGTCTGATCATGTGGATTGCCTCAGCAAGCTCCCCGAGAAACGTTAACCCCTGCATAGAGGTTTGCGCTTTTCGAGCAGAAGCATAAAACTTTCCAAGAGCGACATTATCAGCAGAGCTGCTTAAAACAGGTACAGTTGAAAAGGACGGACCATTGGAGTAATAACCTTTACCCCACATCCGTTGATTCTTCTTCTGTATTTTATTGTAGACCGAGAAATCGGCACTACAACCTGTGTCATGAACGATTTCATTCTTAACACCGACGAAGTCGGTCGAAGCATTGGTACCAGCCTTGATTTGTGATTTATAACGAGGGTTATCTACACCAGAGCGAGTATCGGTCCATTTAACAGACCGCTGCTCACTCGGAATGGTGGTAGTTCCCACGTCATCACGACCAACGTAGGTCCAAAACTTACTGTTAGGTTTAATTTCGTTCATTGCTTTGCAGCCTGCAAGGTAGTGATGTCCACCAGCCGACGAATTACACGTCGGTGCCACGTTTCGCAGATTATAGCGCCTCAATTAAGAGGGATCGTGGACCAGTTAGTATACTACCTGGGTAAGACATAGCCTAGGAACAACCCTAATGTGCGGGTATATGCACACACGAAGCCACCGAGAG